ATGCAGGGTGGGGGTGGTTTCGCGAGACCCCTCCCCCCTCTAAAGCTTTTGAGGCTTCAGAGTTCTTGATTGACTCGTAAGTCTTTCAAGAAAGGGAAGAGATCTCGCGAAACTCAATCGACGTAGGGTCGACTCACCTTGCGATAGTTGCCTGTGACGTTCTCTCTAACAATCTCATCAATCGCCTGTTCATGAGCAAGTTCTTGATCAGTCTCAGAGAGTCCATCAGAGTTCCTATCAACACGTGCAAGGTAGGCAGATGTATGGTAACCAGCACTCTCGTCCCAGTTGTACCATTCTGTGAACCTTGTGAACGGATCGAAAGGATTGTCAAGTGTAGTCAGCATGTGCTGCTGTGCCACGTTAGCCATCCTCTCGTAGAAGACCAGTGTTCAATGTGCTGACAGGGACGCCAAGCATGTCGGCTACTTCAGCCTGTGTATAGCCTGCAGCGATCCTACTTCTAGCTAGGGTCAATGCAGCAGGCGTCATAACAGTAGCCTGACGTGGCATGGCCAGTTGCTTGACCTGATCCAGATCTGCGTTGTTCAGAATCTGGTTCAGTTTGCTGGGGCTAATAGCACCAGCCTGGACGGCTTCCCATTCCTTGGGCGTGAACTCGATTCTCTGCTTCTGTGCACCGGTTCTAGTGCGGGCCTCAGCCAAAGCCTGACCCTTAAGCCTCTTAAGTTCTGAAGGCTCAAGATCGGGGTTTGACTGGCGCTTTGCTGAAACGATCGCATTACCGATGAGTTGAGCTTGTCGCTCCATTGGCTTGTTCTTCAATGCGACATTCAGCTTGGCGTCGAGTTGGGCCACTTCCTTAGCATAGGCGGTTCTTGCAGAGGGGGAGTAAGGAATGGGGGTCGTTTCAAGAGAGGCCTTTCTTGCATCGTTGGCCAATCTCTTGAGGCGGTTCGAGTGGTCAGCGTAGACCTGCTCAATCGGAGAACCAGAAGAAAGAACATGCGCATCATCAACCTCTGCGCCGCGCTTCGATTTCGTGAGGCGGGGGGCTTTTGGATCGATGACTTCGCCATCTTTGTTCTTCTTGACGTATGTAGCGCCAGTCGGAACATAGACCTTCTTTCCAGTGACTCGATCGATAGGACCGCCTTCTGCAGCAGGACGGGCCTTTCTCTCAGCAATCCGAATGTCCGAAGTAGACCTAGAGATGAGGGTAGCAGCACCCTTATTGGCGCCGCCTTGGTACTTCGCCTTCAGCTCCTTGATATTGTTGTCTGCTTCCGACTGCTTGTAATCGAGCTTATGCTTCTCAGCATCGATCACAACCATGGAATGCCGAACAGCGCGTGCTAGCTCCGAGTGGTTTGCACCGCCGATGGTCATGTCCGTGATGAGGTTAGAAACCTTACCCATCTCGGTCTGTGTGTTTCCGCCGCCCTTCGAACCCATGACCTTCATGCCCTCACGATAAGGGTATTGGTTCTTTGGGTCGAAGCCCTTGAGCCCTTCAAGGGGCGGAGACGTCTTCACATACCGCTTGTCATTCGGAATGACGATAACGGTATCACCATCGAAGTCTGCACCAGATAGGCGTTCTGCAACCTTGGCATTGATACCAACAGCGTCAGTGACCGCGCCAAGCATCTTTCGGGCCGTAGGATTACGGTTGTTGACCGTAAGCTCCGGGATCTCGAAAGTACCACCATGAGGATACCGAATCAGAACAACCTTCTCACCATCACGGTAAGTAGGCGCATAGATCTCAGTTTCCCGCATGCTGTTCATCGGCAGGATAACCTTGGTCGCCTGTCGAGGAAGTGCCGCAGCCTTCAGGTGCACGGAAGAAGAATCAACGTCATCAGCGTACGACTCGAGAAGCTTCTTCTTCACCACCGGATTCGTGAGACTCATGATCTCATCGAACTGAGCCTGCTTCTGTCCATACGTAAGCTCGAGCTGACGCTTGGCAAGAGCAACAGGCTGCTTGGAGAGCATCTGCGATGAAAGGCTCTTAGACCAATCATCCCAGCGACCTTCTTCGTTGACGATGTTGATCGCCGAGAGCTGCTTCTTTCCAGAGCTGTCGATGTACTCACGCTGTCGAACAGTAGCGCCGAATGGATTGTCGGGATCGTCCTTCTGCTTCTTCAGGGCATCAAGCTTGTTCCCTGTGTCGGACTTGTTGGTGTTGAACATGATATCAACACCATCGGGAAGATCGTCCTTGTACATCGCCATTCCCTTGAGATAGTGTGTACCATCAACGGAAATGCGAACCTGAGCGTACTTGGCTCCGCCGAGTGACAGATCATCCACGCCAGGACGAATATACATGACACCATCAGCGTCAGTTCCACCATGCTCAGCATAGCGAATAGCAAGCCGGTCAGAGGAAATATCGCGAGGCTTCTGCAGACCAAGATAAGAACGTCCGCCATCTTCGGAATATCCGGTAACGGTTCCGATCTTGTCGGTGTTGTTCTTAACATCAGCCCACGTAGTTCCAGGAGGGGCAAGAACCTTGTACTCGGTATCCTTTCCGGTACCAAGCTGAGGCTTCTTTACCTTGTGGACCTCGTAGCCCTCTTCCTTGAGCATGGCAACAGCCGTGGAGAGCTTCTCCTTGCTGATTCCGAGATGAGCCTCAACGCCAAGACCGACGTCAAGATATCCCTTTTCAGCGACCTGAGTCTTGAGGAAGTCAGCCGTGCTACCAAGTACAGCAGCCTTGTCTCGGGCGGACTCGGCGAGCAGTGCGCGAACCGAAGACTCATTGCGACCGAGCTGTTCACCAATTGCGACGTTAGAAAGACCGCGCTCCTTGAGCTGCAACGCTCGAGCTTGATCAGCCTTTCGGGTCTCGTTCTTGGCGATGGCCTTTGCCGCGCGAAGCTGAGTCGTGGTGATGCCCATACCACTTGCGATTTCAGTCTCAGAAAGACCGTCTCGCTTCAGCTTGTCAACGTAGTCCAGGAAACTCTTGTTTCGCTGGTGAGGGTTTTCACCACTACCCCAAGGGTATCGCCCAGACTTACGCAGGACGCCCTCATGAGCAAGGTACTCCTCAAATTCGGCACTCACGCTGCCTCCTCCTCGAGCTTGAGCACGTCAATGCGCCGGTCAAAGGTGAGGATGGTGGCCATGATTTCCTGAATCTCTTCAGGCTCTGGCTTGTCAACCTCGATCTCATCATTCTGATAGATGCGCAGCTCTATACGAATATCGGCAGGGTTGACGCCGTACTCGATGCAGAACATTGCTGCGTAGATTCGAAGTTGTGTAAGGGACGCCGCGTTAACACCAGTCTTCAGATCGTGAATTCGCAGAAGATTCTTCTTGAACGAAATCGCGTCGGCAGTCCCGAAACAGTTGTACGAAACGAAGAGTATCTGCTCGGGAGTCATACGAAACCCAAGAGCATCGTTCACATACATGTTCATGGTCTGCTTGGTGTTTGGCAGCTTGACCTTGAGGCGAATGAGTTCGGCAGCGAGAGCATGAAGATCGCTTCCACGCTGCGCGGCCTGATGATTACGGAAAGTGTCATCAAGCTTCTCATCGGTGTATCGAACCCAGTGGTACTTGCTCGCGCTTAGAAACGCGTGCTTACCGACGAGATCGGAATGCCTGTTGAAGATCATAGAGAACGGTCTCCTTGTTCTCGGGGTAGACGAATGCAGCGAACGACATCCCGTCAAGATGTTCAACCCACCAAGGCTGGTTAGGTTGCTTCTCTGCATTTGCGAAGGCTTTGGCCTCCAAGACTGCCCATCGATCATGCCAGAGGATGAGCCAATCGGGGATGCCCTGCTGATAACTCGAGTCGTTCTTCAGAATAACGCAGCCTGGAAACATCTCTCTGATGTCCGCAAGCAAGCCCTTCTGAAAATCGCTCTCAAGCTTTTTCTCGCGAGGTGTCATAGCTCCTCCTCTCTGCAAATAAATATGGAAGGCTTATTCTATTCCTTTCATTATATGCCATGTTTTAGTCGCGTTTTTTACATATAGTCTAGAAGTTCCGGATATGCATTGCGAACTAGGAACCGAGCCGTCTTTGAGTGGGTCTTCCCGTCCCTTCGAAGAACGTAGTAAATAGTTCCTCCTTGATTCCGCTGTGGTCTGAGATCTCGAAGTGTCGCCCTTGATCTGATTCGACGTGTTGGCCAAACCTGAACTTCATACTTAGGGAAGTCCGGAATAATCCGCCACTCGTCCTTCGGAATCTCTGTCACTCGCATTTGGCTCTGCCACCCCCACGAACCGTCAATCTGCCAGAAAGCCACTTTGCCACTTTACTTTAAGGGTTTGACGAAAAAGTATATGTATTACATATATTTTCTCGCGTAATTAATAGAAGTATAGTTAAAAGTGGCTTTCTGGCAGATCAAACGTTGAAATGAACGGACTAAAAGGACACATCGGTCACATTGAAGTCGCGCTTCTCCCGAAGAGCCTTCATGACCATCTGGTCGATCCGGCTTCCTGACCGGAACATGTAGTAGTAGAGATCGGTGAATGGGGTATTCAAGCGGTCGATCCGTCCTTGCGCCTGCTCGAAAACCTTGTAGGAGTACGGCAATGAGTAGAAGACCATGGCATCTGTCTCCACACAATTCCACCCCTCAGCACCGGCAGTGAACTGCACCAGGTATACCCACTTGTCCCCAGCAGGTATCGGTTGATGCTTCTGCCCGTTCCATTCGGCGATAGGACAACCGAGCGCCTCCGCCAGAATCCGCAACTTCTCCAGCTCATAGTTGAAGTTGTAGAAGACAATAAGCTTCGGGTGCTGCTGGTGAAGCTCGATCACCTTGTCCAGGCGAGAAGGATCGGAGTTGACAACTTGTCGCGCAACCCTACACATCTCGCCGACATCCTTGAGCGGTCGGTCTTCGTAGATGTGCCATCTGTCGACCCAGACACGATCGAAAGTAGCGTGTCCGTAAGGTAGCGTGACGTTGACTGGATGTCGTACTGTGTGTCTCTTGTCCGGCATCTCGATGAGAACCTGCTGTCGGTAGCGATAGAGACGCCCGACTTCCACGTAGTGGTCAACCTTCGGGAACTTACTGAAGTTATTGTAGACCACGTGCGTGCGTAGGAATTCGGTCCGATTCTTGTAAAACCCGTTTGCGACAAACACAGGGATGTAGTCCATCCAAGTGTCGCCCGGTGTCGCAGACAGTACGATCCAGGCATTGTTCTTAGCAATGTCGAGGAAAGCTTTAACCCAAGCTCCGGAACCCACCAAGCGCTGCTCATCGAAGATAAAGAAAGCATCTCGTCGATCACGATACTCCATGATGTTATTCCAGGAGTCGATCGTAACCAGGACGTTTCCATTGCTATCCTCTCGGTTGCTACGAGTCCAGGCGAACCTGGCGATCTCAGCATCCCACTCTAGACGATCACGCTTAGTAGCCGTAGTGATGATGTAGAGATCCTTGGGGAAGTGGTTTTTTTCGTAGTACGCCAGAGACGTGATCGACTTACCGCTGCCAACCCCACCCTTAAGGATGCAGCCGTTCTTCATCTCCGCTAGTGCTTTGGTCTGATGCTCGTGCAACGCTGGCATGGCTGCACCCCCTTTCGTAATATAGTCGACAGCCGCAAGCTGATATGTGCCAGCAAGCTAAGGTTTCAGGTCCGCCCCAGTAACACTGAGGTTCACTCAACGAATTCATGCCGTTCGATAGAGACAAGCTCACCAACAACACGCGCAGCCCGCCCCTCATCGCTGTCATGAATTGAGTTACTTTTCGCAAACCTACACACCGTACAAGTCGACTCCTGCTCGCGTCCATACTCATCCCAGACTGTGATATTACAGTTTCGATGAGCCATCAGGAAGACTCGCATCTCGCGGTTCAGCTCAAAGTCATAGTCAAGTTCGACTCCAAGATCAACCGCCAGATCAAACAGCTGCAAGTACTTCTCACGATTTCGACCGACGAACGAGAACAGATCG